GTTTCACAGTTCCAGTTTGGCAAAGCGAGGTCCTTCAGATATGGTGTAAATCATATCCTTAGTATTCACTAAGCAGAGGTAATGTTAGTATGATTACTTACTAACCGCCTTAGGTCCTAATAAAAACATTGGAAATATATTAGTAGGAAACACCATCTTCCCCGATTTAGGTTTTAACGCCTGAATCTTCGAAGATCGAGAATCTCTAATAAATTTCAATATTTTTAAAGTATTATCTAATTCTTTCCTTCTCTCAATAGGTGTTTCATAAAATTTAAACGATTGTTTTAAAGATTGGACTCTTTTTAACAAGTCTAAATAATAATCCAGATCTTTTTGATTAAATTGCTTTGAATCATAATAATCTGGAAAGTTAGACCATCTGAACTCATTGCTTAAAAGCATTAAATTCATTTGATTTGGCTTAAGCACCATCTCTTCGTAAGTCTTAAGACCAACAATCCCAGTTTCACCTGAGAATTGATCTGCAAACTTACGTATATCTGAAAATTTTGAAATACCGTTAAAAGTATTTTTAGATTCTTCAAATAAAGCTATTTTGTATTCTTGTAATTTAGTAGAACTAAACCACAGATTTCGCATAGATACTGTTAATAAACGACTTCCTTTCAACATGTTTTTAAACATGTCAATTGTAGGTTTTTTATCAAAAGCATCTAGCTTTCTTCCAAAATAACTAAGAGGTTTCGAGGAGTCAACTAGAAGACTTACTAGTTGTTCGAGTCTTAATTGACCACGATCGACCAAATTAGTCAAGTATCCAATAATAGGTAACGTTAAACGCACTTTAGTATTAGATTCCAAGGAACCTAATACAAACATAGTGACAGGATGGTCACCTCAAGATCTTCTTAAGATTTTTGAGGTAACTGCTAATCTTCCAAAGAAGTTATTATTGCTAATAAATTCTCTAAAAGATAAACCAGAGACATCATGCCCCTTGTACGAAGTACGTTTAGCAAATTCAATAGTCTCAGATTTCTCTGAAATTACTGATTTTGATATATTAATGGATACACCAAGTCCAGAACAAAGATCTAAATAGTGTTGGGATATCTTCTTGTCGAAAATGACAATATCATCACCTAAAACTAAATAATCTTTGTACCAAGAATGCTGGTAACCGAAAGCCTGCCAAGCGCAATATTGAACCATCATATGATGGATCATATTTAACATTGCTCAAGAGGACAGAGCTCCCATAGGTTGACCTACACGGTAAGAAATATTTCCCTCAGGTAATCCATATGAATTTTTTAAAATCACATAAGATCGCCCTACAAGAATGTCCTGTCAATAACGCCCGATATCCGCACCAAAAAGTGTAGATAGAAAGTATGATTGAACAGAAACAGGTAACCTGTCTGTGGCTGATGATAAATCATAACCATAAACAGAGCCATATTTCTTAGCTAATGTTTGAGCTTTTGTAAAAGCTAATTCCTGATCATGAGTACCATCATTTGGTAAAAGTTTAAAAATACCAAACAAAGTATCATGAAGAGGTTTTAGTAATGATTGAGTAATCACATCAACCATTGCAAAAACACGTAGCTTACCAGCAGACTCCTCTTTAAAGGAAAGCTGACCAAGGTTATTACCCTTGAAATCAGCCTCACTTATAAGAGGACCCTGGATTAACTCGAGAGAGTTCACTAATTTACTCAACCCTTTAGATCTAGTTAACATTAGATACTTACGAAAAGATGGTCAAATATTACTTTCACGTAATAACTTGATATCCAGTAAGTATCCTTTGATACTAACTTTACTACTCGGACTGGCCTTTAGAATGGGAATTAACCTATTCGAAGCTAACTGAGAACGGTCAAAAGATGAAAGAAAACTTCTCAATAGCCTACGACTGTTAAGTCATAGGAATCTTTGAAAATCGTCAACCACCTTTTGATCACCCGTAAAAGGATCTGTTATGGTATTCAATTTTGGTTTTATCTCACCCTTAAGCACTCTATATAAACTTAAGATAGATAATCAAAATCGAATAACCTTAACAGACCCCCTCACTATAGCAGATCTATCACTTAATTTAATTAAGTAAGGTAGACCTGATCTAGAGAGACGAGGTAAAGGAAGATCAGGCTCTAACTCTCGAAGTGATTCGAAAGGAGAACCTGCTAACTTTTTCTGAACGGCCAATTGAGAGGCTTTGAGAAATTTGATAACATACATATCACCATGATTTTTTCTTAATTTAATAAGATAAGTCGCAATGTTATGTAAGGATCTAATTCGGTTAATATCTTTAGTTCGAAGAAACGAAAGAATGACGAAACGTCAACCTACATTTCTTAAAACTAACTTCAAATGTTTTTCATTTGAAAGTGATATCACACACCCAGCCTCATATACAGATTTAAATAATTTTAAGTTCTTAAAGAAATTTTGTTTTT